CAATCCTAAAAAAAAATCACTTTTATGTCGTTATTTTTATGCAATTGGTCGAATATATGTAAGTTATTGAGTATCAATGAGTTAGCTTTTTATTCATTGAAACGGTGAAAAGTGAGGTGAAACGCTCAAAATTCACGTGCAACAAGCGCAAACAAGAAAGGGAAAGGAACGAACGAACCAAACAAACAAGAAAGGGCAACAAATCAAAAGAAAGTGTGAACTATAAAATGAAAGTGTGAAGGGCAAAACGCGACACACATTTTGTTTCTCATTTTGTAGAAACGTGTTTTCTCAATTCTTTTGTTTTCATGTGGAACGTTGAAACGTGAGCGGGTGAAAAGTTGAAAGGGGTGAAAAGCTGTAAACAGGTCAAAACAAAACAGGGGGGGGTACCAAGGGAAAAGTTGAGGTGGGCGGGATATGATATACCCCCGCTATATTTTTGGAATTTGGACTTGACCTTTTGGTTCGGAATTTTATGCAACCGAAGGGAAGGTTCTGCGTATTTGAATTATCTTTGATTAATAAATAAAATGGCTATGAAAGAAAACGGTAAAATAGATAGGGACGAGCAGAAGAGGTTGGAGGTGATTGAGTTTGTCACCAAGATATGTGAGCACTATGCAAGCGGTAATTACACCATTGCAAGCTGTTGCGGAAAGGAAGGAATCAGCACCAGGGCGTTCAATCAGTACTGCAATAGGTACGCTGAATGCGCTGAGCTTTATAAAAACGCTAAAAGAGAGGCAACAAGCGCATATAAATCAGAACTGATAGAGAAGGCTCAATCAGCCTTAGAAAAGGCCATAGAGGGCTATTATATCGAAGAAACGGAGAGTGTTGAGAGGTTCAATAAGATTGGTGATTCTGTTGGTCGGTCTGAGAGCAAGAAGAGGAGCTTTGTTAAGCCTAATGTAACCGCTATCATTTTTGCGTTAAAGAACTGTGACCCAATGAGTTGGAACAATGAAGGGTTGCATGAAGCTGTTGCTGATGAGCAGGTGTTTAAGATTGGCGACCAGGTGATTAAGTTTACTTAAAAGTGATTGCTTATGACCAAAGCAGAGTATACTGTTATTAAGCGTTATGCGAGTAATGTTATTGCCGAGCATGGTGGTTTGTTACAAGCATACGCTTATATAGAATATGTTTTGATGAAGATAGAAATGAGCTTATTCCAAAATCACATAGTAGATAAGTTGATGGATGAGTATGAGTTCTTCTGTACTATTTTGGATGAGCTTGAGAGTAGGATTTATATGAATTGATATGTGGGAGTTACCAAGGTATATTAGGGGTAGATTGAGTTTTAGTATCCCTGAGATAGAGATGCTGATTGGTTCTCTTTGTAAGAGTCAGGATAATATTAGGATGGTGGATAGGTATATCCAAACAAGGCTGACTGATTATGAGATTAAGATGCGTGATAAGAGTATACTTGACTTTGAGATGGAGGATTATAGGGATTGGAAAGATGTTGAGACTTACTTTGGCTTGCATAAATACTCATTTGAGCGGCAATACTTTAAAAAGCGTATATGGTAGCATTTGAACCTTTTCCTAAGCAAGAGGAGTTTATTCAGGCGGCATTGAGTGGTGATTATAACTACTTGATGTATGGAGGAGCAGCAGGAGGTGGAAAGACCTATGTTACAATGGCAATTGCTATTATGCTTGCTAAGTTTTACCCAGGTTCACGCTCATTTGTTGTGCGGGAAAGTTTGCCGAGATTGAAGAAGACTTCTATCAAGAGCTTTTTTAAGCTGTGTCCTAAATCTTTTGTCAAGAAATACAATCAGCAGGATAAGCTGGTGATATTTAAGAATGGTAGTGAATTACAGTTTATCAGCGAAAACTACCAAAATGACAAGGATTTGACGCAGTTTGATGGATTGGAAGGTAACTTTTTTTTCCTTGAAGAAGGACAAGAGCTGCAAGAAAGGACTTTTAACAAGGCAATTCTGCGCTGTGGTCGTAATATCATTAGCCCAATGCCTCCAAAACTTATCTTTATTACTTGCAACCCAAGCCAAAATTGGACTAAGGAAAAGTTTTATAAGCCTTATGTAGAGAAGAATATGCCAGAAAAGCATTTTTATCTACCTGCTACGATGGCTGATAATACGTTGTTGCCTGAGGATTACATTGAGAGCTTGAATAACTTGGATGAGATTACAAGGGCAATCTTCGTTGATGGTAATTGGGATGCAGTTGATGTAGATAGACCATTTGCTTATGCTTTTGATAAAGCTAAAACAGTTAAGCCAAATATCAAGTACAATCCAAATGAGGACTTGTATTTATCCTTTGACTTTAACGTAGACCCGATTACTTGCATATCTGCCCAGCACTATGGAGGCAAGATTAGGATACTCAAGGAGTTCAGATTACGCAATTCAGACATCTTTGCTCTTTGTGATGCTATTCAAAAGGAATATGGTAGTGTTCCATTCATTGTAACAGGTGATGCAAGTGGCGCAAACCGCTCTGCAATGACCAAAGGTGCGATGAACTACTACATGATTATCAAAGAACAACTGCAAATTACAAGAAGCAGTTTCCGTGTTCCATCTTTCAATCCATCTATTAAGAACTCAAGGGTGCTACTCAACTCGCTGCTTGAAAAACACCCCGACTTTCAAATTGATGCAAGCTGTCAATTCTTGATTGCCGACCTTATGGCTGTTGAAAGTAACGAGAGTGGTGCGATTGATAAGGCAAGAGACGCAACAAAAACTCACTTGCTTGACTGCTTCCGCTATTATTTGTGGTCATTTCATAGTAACTTTGTTAGATATTTAAAACAAGCGTGATATGCCAAAGAAACTTGAACGATGTGTCACAGATGTGATAAAAACAGGCAAGAGCAGGTCATCTGCTTACGCTATTTGCACGGCAACACTAAATAAATCAAAGAAAAAAGGCAAAAAATGAAGTGGTTTAAGAGAAAACAACAACAAACAGAGAGCGTAAAGGTAGAATCTGTGGTAAAAACAGGTTCACAAATCCCTTTAACACCAATTTTTCAGGATGCTCTTGGTAGAAATTGGTATGAGTTTCAAAACGCAGTCACTATTCCTGCAAAAAGAGCGATTGCAGCTGAGGTTGCAACCAAGTTTCAAGAGATGAATCTCACCAAGCAGAATTTGCTTGAGCTGATGAAGAAGATGAAGGAACATGCAAACAGCGGTAAAATCGTTGATTTGTTTGCTATCCTAAATGAAATTGAATTTAGATTGAATTTTATTGGTGAAGAAGAGACACTCATCAACCTGGCTGCTGCTTATTTTGTTTTGGAGGGAGAAGATGAAACTGATTTTAGCGAGGTGGATAGAGTAAAGAAAGTTGAGTACATCAAGCAAAACAAGGAGGCTTTCAATTTTTTTGTCCAAAGGGCGTTCGAGTTCACAACGAATTATTCACAAATGTCAGAAATAGATATACAAGAGTATTTGCTTCAGAACGCCCAAAACACGGAAAGAATAAAGAAACATTTGCTCAATCAGAGATATTAAAGTACATAGACGACATCAATCACATGAATCAATTAATATGTGATAATAAGGTGTCTGAGATGAAAGTGTTAGAATCTTTAACTGTGGACGAATACTATATGACTTTAAGCACTTATATTCGGATTGCAGAAGAAAGGGCTGAGGCGCATGACAAGGCAACATCAAGTGATACAGGAAGCAACAACAACGCAAAACGTACATCACTAAGAAGTTAAAAACATGGCAGTTAAGAATGTTACTTTTCAAGTTACAGCAAATACTACTCAGGCTACACAAGAGCTTGCTAAGATAACACGCGGTCTTGAACTTATTCAAAAGAAGGCTACTATTAAGGTAACTGCTGATACTACTCAGGCAACTGGTAGAATAAGCAATATTAATAGCGCAATTACTCAGCTAAGTAAAAAGACTGTTTCGCTTAAAGTTGATACCAAAGGTGCTACCGCTGAGGTTAAGCGTCTTAGCGATTCGCTTGCTAAGGCCGATAAAAAGACAAATATAACTGTACAAGCACAGACATCACAGGCAAGACAGGCGTTGCAGGGGTTGATTAACTTGATTAATCAGCTAAAGCAAAGAGTGATAATTACTGTCAACACATCTCAGATTGGTGCTGCTCAAAGTCAGATTAGTGCTGCCCAAGGAAGAGCAAGTCAACAAACCCAGACAAGACAAGTAAACTTTAAAACCAATGCTACACAAGCCAATCAGCAGATAGGTGGTCTTGCAACAGGAATAAATTCTGTTTCACAGGCAGTCGCAAACTCAAGCAACAACTTTATTCGTCTTCGTAACGTAATTGCCCGTACTGGTCTTGCATTAAGTGGAGTTGCTGTTGGTGCTGCTGTTACGTCATTAGGCCGCGCAGCAATCGGTGCAGCCAAAGACTATGAAGTATTGAGGGTTGCGTTTACTACATTTATTGGTAATGCGTCACTTGCTGAAGTTAAAATTAAGCAGTTGCGTGAATTTGCTGCCGAAACTCCATTCACGGTTGACGAAGTATTCAAGGCTTCCCGTACTCTTCTTGGTTATGGAGTTGCCGCTGGAGAACTTATTCCAATCATAAAAAGACTTGGTGATATTGCTGGTGGTACAGGTGCGCCACTTGAAAGGCTTGCGCTTGTATTTGGTCAGGTACGCGCAGCGGGTCGTCTGTATGGACAAGACTTGCTTCAATTGATTAACGCTGGTTTCAATCCACTTCAAGAAATATCAAGAACCACAGGTAAGTCTTTTGGACAGTTAAAAGACGAGATGCGTAAGGGTCTTGTAACTTTTGATGATGTAAATAACGCTTTTATTACGGCAACAAGTGAAGGTGGTAAATTCTTTAACCTTACAAATGCGCTTGCAAACACTACTCAAGGTCGTCTTGCTCGTTTGAGTGAATCTTGGAATGAGCTTCTTCGCATTATTGGAGATGGTCTTCTTCCAACATTTAATAGTCTTGTTCAGGGAACGTCCAGAGTTCTTACTGCATTTAAAGAATTGCCAGATTTAATTGAGAAGAATAAAGTAGGTATTTTGCTTTTGACTGCGGCAACTGCACTTTTTGTAGGAGTTCGTACAAAAGCCAATCAGTCAGTTATACTTGCTACTGCATTAACTTTATTAGAAAACACAGCAGAGCGAATAGCTAATGGGCTGCTTAAAATTAAAAGCGTTTTACTTGCAAATACAACAAGAGCAACAATTGGAATGACCGTGGCGCAAAGAGCGCAAATAATAGCTACTAATACTGCAACTGTTGCCCAAAACGCATTTAATGTTGCCGTTAGAGCTAATCCTATTGGATTGATTATAACACTTTTGGCTGTTGCTGCTGCTTCTTGGTATGCCTATTCAGATGCCGTAGGTGCAGCCACACAAGATTGGATTGACCTTAATGATGTAACATCTAAAGCAGATGCACAAGCAAACAAGGCTGCGACAGAAAGAATAAACTTAATAAACCAAGAAATTAATGCAATTAAGGCAACAAAAACTGGTACAGAAGAAAGACAAAGACTTATAAATGCTTTTAATGAAAAAAATAAACCAACAACAAGACTTAAAGATATTGCTGATGAAAAACTATTTGTAAATTCTCTTGATGGTGCTTATGCTCAATTAAGTGAAACTATTAAAAATCAAGAAAAAGCAATAGCTCTTACTGCTGGAAAGGGAGAGCTTGAAACTCAAAAGGCAACACAGATTGAAAACATTTTAAATCAATCAAAGGATTTAAAAATTGAAATACCAATTGAGCTTCTAACGAGACCAACCGATATTGAATCAAAACTTCAAGGGGCAAAAGACTTGTTGTTAAGTGAGCAAAAAAAGATAAATGATGAAATAAAAAGAATACAAGGATTAAGTGAACAGGAAATCATTGCTCAATCTGCTGAATTAAGGGCTAAAGGAGTACAAGTTTCTCAAACACAAACAAGTAAAGAAGGATTTACCGTTACCGCTGATGTAAGTGCATTAGAAAAACAAGCAAATACTATCACACAAAAAGTAATTCCATCTATTGAAGATTTAAATAATACTTATACTGATATTGCTGGAGTTCAAATTGAGTTAAATCCATTAGACACGGTTTTACAATACGACCCAGCAGCTGATGAGGAGGCTGAAAGAAAAAGAAAAGATTTCCTTAGAAAATTAAAAGAGTTTGCAGATGAATATGCCTCACTACTTGACCGCATACGCAAGAATAATGAAGACATTAAAAGACAGGACATTGAGTTTGGTTTTGTTAATGCTGCCGATTTTGAAGAGGAAATTCTGAAGCTACAACAACTTGATAGGATTAATGAAGACGCAGTAAACAGAGAGATTGACAGAGAGATTGAAGCTGTTCGTAGAAGAGAACTTACAGAGCAGCAGAAGAATGTTTTGATACAGCAACTTGAAATCATTCGTGGTCAGGAACAAGAAAAGAGAGCTAAAGACTTAGAGAAAAGACTTTACGAGATTGAGAGAGATGGTCTTGTAGCAAGAAGAAAACTTGCTAATGAACTTGGAGAAGTATATCAAGAGCTTACAAATCAAAGGCTTGACGCAGAACTTGAATCTCTTGACAATTTAAGAGACCAAATTGATGAGTTTTATCAGCAAATTTTTGACGACAATCCATTTGCGAAAGGTAAATTTATTACTGCTCCAAGACTTGAGTTTGGTGGTACTGAGTTCCAATTTGAAGATGCACAGGCAGATTTAGAGAATTTACGAACCACATTGAATGAGCTGAATGCTTTCAATATTTCAGGTCAGCTTTCAGATGATGATTTACAGCAAAGTAAGTTAGATGCTATTAATGAGTTTAATGAAAGGTATAAAACATCTATACAGCTAACCGCTAATGAAAGTGACCAGGTAGACGAATTAAGCAAGGCTTATAATGATTTGAGAAAATCAGTACAACAGTCAAATTCTGAAAGAAGTAGGCAGCGCATTTTCCAATTTGCTCGTGGCGTTCAAGAAAGAGGTCAAGAAGACCCATTTGTTAGAGCTATTGAAGATAGTCAGCGTGAATACTTCTCTGTTTTAAGCGAACGAGAAAAGCAAGAGAAGAAAAAAAGAGAGGATAAAAGAAATGCTGATATTGCATTGTTGGACGAGGATTACGCATTAAATCTCAAGGCTGTAAATGATACAAAAAAGCTAAGAGAAGATTCTTATCTTAAAGAAATCGGTTTGATAAAAAAGTCCTCTGATTCTGAAGAGGAAAAGGCAAGAAAAATAAGATTAGCCAATCTTCAATATCAAATAGATATTGGCAACATTGAAGAAGCGTATAAAAACACGCGTCTTGAAATTGAGAAAAACATTGATGTAGAATCTGATAAGGGAATTAAGATTACTAAAATCAATGCAGAAACAGAAAAAGACATCAATGACATTCAAGAAAATTATTCTCAAAAAAGAAGAGATAG